TTGGCAGCAGTAGGCACCGGCATGATTAACGCCTCAATGAACCACTCTTTTACAGAGCATGGATACTTGATGGCACTCATCTCTTGCCGTGCCGATCTCACTTACCAAAACGGTCTTGATCGCATGTGGTCAAGACAAACCCGGTATGATTTCTACTGGCCTGCCCTGTCGCACCTGGGCGAACAGGCAATCCTAAATAAGGAAATCTTCTACGCCGACGGCGAACCGGACAACCAAATCTGGGGATACCAGGAACGCTACGCGGAATACCGCTATCAACCAGGACGTATAACCGGACTATTCCGGTCAAACAATCCCGAGTCACTCGACGTCTGGCACCTGGCTCAAGACTTCGACTCGACTCCTCCCCTTAACGGGTTCTTCGTTCAAGAAAACCCACCCATAGATCGCGTAATCGCGGTCCCATCTGAACCGCATCTGATCGTCGACGCCTGGCACGAAGTGAAAGCGACCAGGCCCATGCCCGTGTACGCGGTCCCCGGCATGGTAGACCACTTCTGATGCTGAAACAGATACTATCGGGAATAGGAGGGAGCGCCGTAACAGGCGCTCTCAACCAATACTCCGCAAAACAGAACAGACGTTTCCAGCAGGAAATGTCGAATACTGCATACCAACGGGCAGCAAAAGACCTAGAAAAAGCAGGTCTCAACCGAATCCTCGCGCTCGGTTCCCCGGCATCAACACCTGGTGGATCAACAGCAACCTTTCCAGACTTCGGACAAACGATCAACCAGGCCGCAAGCACAGCCAGCCAGGTCTCTAAACAGACTGCAGAAACTTCAAAAATAGTCGCAGAGACCACCGGCATAACAGCGGCCAACCAGAAAAAGATCGTAGAATCCCAATTCTGGAAAGCAATCGGCCCATCTGTCGTTAAAGCAGCAGGATCAGCCGAAAAATTCATGGGTTATTTATCTAACCCAAAAAACTGGCCAACCATTCAACAATTGGTCAAAGAAACATCACAGGAACTATTGGGCGAGATAAAAAAAGTCATACAACAAAATATCCCTAAAATCGACACCAATATCCTAAACTTCATCACAACCAACCCAGTAAAAATGGGCGAAAACTGGGGCAACCAATTACGAGAAAAACTCATTAATCTAGGCCCAGGAGGCCCCAAATAATGGAACCATTAATCAGAAAACCGCTTTCCCGAGTCCGCCAGGTAACGGACATTCCAGGTGAAAGCAAAACAGACACGCAGTTCGGAAACGAAACTGACGTGAATAAAATCGTTGCACGATTCAAACGCGACGGCGAATTCTTCAACACTAACCCAGACGCCGGCGAATACTGCGACGTCTCCAACCTACAGGGCGACCTAACCGCGATCATCGAAAGAGGTCGGGAAGCCCTGGAAGAAATAAACACGCTTAGGGCCAACCAGGCCAAACTGAGCAAAGAGCAGGAAGCAGAAAATGCAAAGCTGGCAGAGGAATACCGCCAGCTAAGAAAAACCCAGGAAGAGGCTCTGGCGCCAGAGCCGGACCCTGGTTAAAAAGTAACCAATCGGGACTAAACAAAGAGGGGATTTTCCCCTCTTTTTTCGTCTCGAAACACTCAAAAACCACTGTACAGAAAAACAGGGTAGACACAATTCCAAATCCCAGCTACCCTTAGATCCATGATTAGCCGCTTGGTCATAATCATGAACCCGACACGCAGTGTCGAAACAACCAAATAGGAGCAGATCATGCGACGAAAACGTGCAGGACGACCAGGTAAGTCGTTCCGAAACTCAAACAGGCCCCACGGCCTGAACCAACCCCGACGCGCGTCACGCGGAGGGATCATCTTGTAGCCGGGAGGCTCCTAAACCAGGCATGGGTACCACCTGGACAAGACAACGGACCCAACTACTAAAAGAGGATAATCCACTATGAAATTCATTATTAAGTTATTGCTGGTCCCAACACTTCTATACTTCGGACTTTACGTCCTCGGCTTTACTCTAGGCATATTAGGAATCACCCCATAATGGCATGCTTCCACTCAAGACCAGCCTGGAAAAGCACACTCCCAAATGAGAAGGGAGCACACCCAATAAACTTCAATTTCAGGGAGGATAGACCCCCCGACTACTTCATCGACTGCGGTCGATGCGAGGGCTGCCGCGCAGCCCAAAAACGCGACTGGGCCATCAGAATGACCCACGAAAGCCAAATGCACGAAAGAAACTCTTTCGTTACACTAACCTACGACGACGAACACTGTCCTGAGAAAATCGAAAAAAGGGACATACAACTATTTATGAAAAGGCTTCGTCAAAAACTCGACAGAAAAATCCGCTACTTCGTCACCGGCGAATACGGTGACCAAACCAGGAGGCCCCACTATCACGCGATCATCTTCGGTGAAGACTTTCGCGGTGGCCGGTATACTTACCGTGTCACTGACAAGCTGTGGGGTAATAAAGCACTTGAAGAAATATGGCGAAATGGTCAGATCAGAATCGGACACTTCAATCACTCATCAGCACTGTATACCGCAGGATACACTGCCAAAAAAATTGGAGATAAAGATACATTTTCACTTCAATCAAGATGCCCGCCAATCGGACGAACCTGGTTGGCTAAAAACCACGACAATATTCGGAGAATCGGATCAGTGGTAATAGAAGGAAAAGAATACCCAGTCCCAAAAGTCTATTGGAACTGGCTAAAAGGCGCTGAATGCTTCGATCAAATGAAAGAAGAACTAGCCGCCAAAACCAAGGTCTTAAACGACCAGAAACTGAGGGCTAAAAAACTCAATTACCAGTCCTCACAAAACCTTAGGAGCCATAAAATATGAGCGACAAAAAAACACTCGACCAGGAGAAACAGGAACAGAAATTCTTGTTCCAATTCGTGAACCACGAAAACGGGGAGCGAAGCGAACCATTCATAAGCAATTGGGATGGAATCCTGGAGACACTCCACAAAAAACCAGTCGACCAGGTACCCAGCCAAAAAGACTACATATTGCTCGTCGCCGTGTTAAACGGGGACGAAACAACTATTCCCGCAACACCCCTTATCACTGTAGAATCATTTATGAAATTCAAAGAGGCATCTTAAAATGGCAGAACGAACAGTGCAGCAACCAATCGCAACCAGCCGCCAGGCTAAATTCTCCGACCTACCTACTGCAGACGTAGAACGCTCGACGTTCGACATGTCGCACCCCTGGAAAGGCACAATGGACAGCAACAAAATAGTCCCCTGCCTGCTCCAGGAAATACTCCCAGGAGACACTTTCAACGTAAAATCAGCCGTATTCATGCGGCTGGCTACTCCTCTCAAGCCCATCATGGACAACCTCGTCGCGGACATTCACTACTTCTTCGTCCCCAACCGACTGGTATGGGACAACTGGGCCATGTTCATGGGCGAAAGAAAAAACACTGACGACGACCCCACGGAAGTCTCAATCCCGCAAATACACATCGACCTATCAGTCGAAACGGCAACCGGAACCTTGCATGATTACTTCGGCATACCCCTACTTACAACCTTCGAAGGAAACGGTAAAGTCTGGGTCAACGCCATGCCATTCCGGGCCTATAATCTGATCCATAACGAATGGTACAGAAACCAAAATCTAGTCGATGAAATCGACATTCCAACCGACGACGGACCCGACGACGGACTCGACGTAATCTTCGGACCAGCTGGTGTGAAAACCAGGCATAAACGGTCCGACTACTTTACCAGGGCGCTGCCCTGGCCCCAAAAAGGCGATCCAGTCTTCCTCCCCCTGGGCGACTACGCCCCGGTCCGCGGCATCGGAACGGCAACCGGAGAATTTGCAACGTCAGGCGCGCAGGTCAACGAGACTTGGCCGATAGACGAGCCAAGGGTATACGGACGTTCGCAAGCGGTCGGCGGCGATAACTCCGGAATCTTTCTAAAAGGATCAGACCAACCTGGGTTCGAAAACCACCCGGCAATCTTCGCAGACTTACAAACTGCGACAGCAGCCAGCATCAACGATATACGAACCGCCTTCCAGGTACAGCGTCTCCTGGAGCGCGACGCGCGAGGCGGTACCAGGTATATCGAAATAATCCTCTCCCACTTCAACGTCCAATCCCCAGATGCACGACTCCAGCGCCCCGAATACATTGGCGGTGGATCAGGACGTATAACCGTCAACCCAGTGGCAGCTACCATCG